GGCAGCGGCATCGAGCGTGCGGCGGACGACGCGCGTTCGCGCAACGAAGACCGCCGCGACGGTTGATAAAACGGCGAAAGCAAAACCGAAATCGACAACGGTAAGCAAAACCGCGATCGAAAAAAGCGCAGCAAGCGCTCCGGCGTCCCCTTCAACGAGCCCGACTGAAAAACCAGCAGCGCGTGCCAAGGCCAAACCGCCCACGACGCGCACGCGCGCCAAACCAAATGCCCTCGTGCAGCGTGTCTACAACACGATCGACGGCGAGCTGACGAAACTCGAGAAGCAGAAGGGGCTGACCTCGCAGGACCGCGAGCGCGCCTCCCGCGCGCTGTCGCAGATGGTCAACGCTTTAGAGAAAGCCGTGGAGATGCAACGTGAGATGACGAAACGAAAGCCAACGGGTGGTGATGCCAAGAGCAAGGAGGCGCTCGCCCATGCGGAAGACCTGCGCCGCGAGATTGCGGAACGTCTTGAACGCCTCAATCGCAAGCGGGCGGCTCCACGAAGTTCTGAATGAGCTGAGCGCCGCCGAACTCGAATTCATCGCGCACGACTGGCAATTGTGGGCACGCGACGATCAGCTTGCACCCCCGCATCTTGTCATCCCGGGCGAGCCCTCTCGCGAGACCCGGGACCCAGAACTGCACGTCTCAATTGATCAATTGGCCCTGGGTCCCGGCTCGCCGCTGCGCGTCGTCCGGGATGACAATGCAGGTTGCGGCTCGCCCGGGATGACAGCGGTTGATGTGCCCTGGCGCGTGTGGCTGCTGCTTGGAGGTCGCGGTTCGGGCAAGACCCGCGCCGGTGCGGAGTGGGTTCGCAGCGTTGCCTGTGACGAAGACACAAGCCCGCGCCTCGCGGCCGGCTCCCCGCAGGGGATTCGCAAGGCGCCGACCGAAGGCCAACCGGCACGCATCGCACTGGTCGGCAAGACTCTGGCCGACGTGCGCAACGTGATGATCGAAGGCCAGTCAGGATTGCTCAGCGTGCATCCGTCGCGTGAGCGGCCACTGTTCGAGCCGTCGAAGCGCCGCCTCACATGGCCGAACGGCGCAGTCGCGGAATTATTCTCGGCCGATGAAGCCGAAGCGTTGCGCGGTCCGCAATTTACGGCCGCCTGGTGCGACGAGCTTGCGAAGTGGCGCAACGCCGAGAAGGCCTGGGACATGCTCCAGTTCGCGCTACGTCTCGGCGACGCCCCGCGCGCCTGCGTGACGACGACGCCGCGCGCCACGAAGCTCTTGAAGAAGATCATCGCGGACGATGCGACGGTGACGGTCCATCTCGCGACAGCGGACAACGCCACGAACCTCGCGCCGACGTTCCTCGCCGAGATGACACGGCGCTACGCGGGCTCTGCCATCGGGCGGCAGGAATTGCTCGGCGAGATCGTCGAAGATGCGAGCGACGGCCTGTGGCGACCGCATTGGATCGAGGAAGCGCGCGTTTCGAACGCGCCCGAGATGCAGCGCATTGTCGTTGCACTCGATCCGCCCGTGACGGCGACCGCCGCATCGGACGCGTGCGGAATTGTTGTCGCGGGCCTCGGCGTCGATAAGCGCGCCTACGTGCTGGCCGATCGCACCGTACAGGGACGAACGCCGGAGGTTTGGGCACGCGCGGCGCTCGGCGCCTACGACGATTACGAAGCCGATCGCATGGTTGCCGAAATCAATCAGGGCGGTGATCTGGTGATCTCGGTGCTGCAACAGTTTCGCGAGAATTTCCCCGTCGTCAAAGTTCGCGCGACGCGGGGAAAATGGGTTCGGGCCGAGCCGGTCGCGGCGCTCTACGCGGAAGGCCGCGTTGCGCACGTCGGCCGCTTCGATGCGCTCGAAGATCAGATGTGCGCGTTCGGTTCGGACGGAACGGTCAAAGGCCGCAGCCCCGACCGCGCCGACGCACTCGTCTGGGCGATCACCGATTTGCTTCTCGATACGACCACGAAACCGTCGGTGCGAATACTCTAACGACTTCCGTCATCCTCGAACGAACGAGCCTGCGAGGCCGTTCGGAGATCCACTGCGAGAAGCGCCGAAGGCCCAATATTGCGTCTTCGACAAGCCTTGCGCTGGATCCCCGACCATCGTCGCGGCTTTGCCGCGCTCGGCCGAGGATGACGGGAGTAAATTCAAAGGACAGTTCATGTCGCTGATCTCGGACGCGTTGACGCGCTGGCTGCCGATGCGGAATCGCGAGCCCGGCAATCGGCTCGCGGAGCGCAATTTGCCGAATACGATCCACAAGGGCACCGCAACCGGACCGCTGATCGCCTACCAGAATCTCGGCGAACCTGTCTGGGCGCCGCGCGATTACGCCGCCTTCGCCCGCGAGGGCTTCATGCAGAACGCCATCGTCTATCGCTCCGTGCGCATGATCGCGGAGGCCGCCGCCTCGATCCCGCTGCTGCTCTATGAGGGCGCGACCGAAATCGAGGATCATCCGCTGATCGGGCTGCTCCGGCGGACGAGCCTCGATCACACCGGCACGGATTTCCTCGAAGCCTGGTATGGGTTCCTGCTCGTGGCAGGCAACGTCTACGCCGAGGCCGTGACGCTCGATGGAGAGTTGCGCGAGCTGCACATCCTGCGCCCCGACCGCATGAAAGTCATCCCCGGTCTCGATGGTTGGCCGGAAGGCTACGAATATACCGCCTGCGGACGATCTGTGCGCTTTCTCGATGATGTCGTTGAAGGCGTGCGCCCTATCCTGCACCTCAAGCTCTTTCACCCGATCAACGACCACTACGGCATGAGCCCGATCGAGGCGGCCGCAACGGCGATCGACATACACAACACGGCGTCGGGTTGGAATAAGGCGCTGCTCGATAATTCCGCCAGGCCTTCGGGCGCGCTCGTCTACGCCGCATCGAACGGGCAGATGACCGAAGATCAATTCACGCGACTCAAGAGCGAACTCGAAACGAACTTCAGGGCGCGCGCCAGGCCGGGCGGCCGCTGCTTCTCGAAGGCGGTCTCGACTGGAAGCCGTTGTCGCTGACGCCGAAGGACATGGATTTCATCGAAGCGAAGAACGTCGCCGCGCGCGAAATCGCGCTGGCGATAGGCGTGCCACCGATGCTGCTCGGTATTCCCGGCGACAACACGTATTCAAATTATCAAGAAGCGCAGCGCGCCTTTTGGCGGCAAACCGTGCTGCCGCTGGTCAACCGGACGGCTCGCGCGCTTTCGAGCTGGTTGTCTCCCGCGTTCGAGGCGAGATCCGCGCTCGGCGCAGATATAAAGCTCGAACTCAAACCCGACCTCGATCAGGTCGAAGCGCTTGCCCCCGAACGCGACGCGCTTTGGAAACGCCTGGAAGCCGCGAGCTTCCTCACCAGCGACGAGAAACGTGCGGCGGCGGGATATGCAGCGAAAGGAGGCGAGGGCCAGTCCATCCGCCCTTTTGAGGATAGCGCGAAGTTCAATCCCTATCACGACAGCGGAAGCGGCAAATGATCTGACCAATCAAGCGCTGCAGAAAAATATGACACCCGCAAACGAGCGTTCAGAATAATTGGACTTCAAAATGGATGTGCCTGAAGAGTTCAGGCGCCTACCAATGCTTTTGGCAACACAGCGACCGAAGATGCCAGGGTAGGCGTCGTTCTGAACCCATCCTATTCCGTCACGCCGCGTAGGCGGGCATCCGTCGAAGCTGATCGCTATGGCAAAGGCGGCTGCTCGGATGGATTCCGGCCTTCGCTGGTATGTCGATGACGAATGATGATTACCATCAACATTCAACATTCCCATGCTCGGCGGACGCCTCGCGGAACGCGAGACGCCGGGCTCATCAAAAACGGAGCGCACATGCACGCGACCGAAAACTTCCTGCTGCCTGCTTCGCTGGCGAAACGCAGCCGCGCGTTGCCGCTCGATATGAAGTCGCTCGACGACGACGGCGCGTTCGAGGGTTACGCGAGCCTCTTCAATCGCGAGGACCTTGGCCACGACGTCATCGCGCCGGGAGCGTTCCGCGAGAGCCTGAAAAACCGGGGTGCCGCGCGCATCAAGATGCTGTTCCAGCACGATCCAGCGGAGCCGATCGGCGTCTGGGATGAAATTCGCGAGGACGCGCGCGGGCTCTACGTTCGCGGACGATTGATGACCGCCGTCGCCAAAGCGCGCGAGGTGCTCGCTGTGATGCGCGCCGGCGCGCTCGATGGATTGTCGATCGGCTTCAAGGCGGTGAAGGCGCGGCGCGATGCGGCCTCCGGCATTCGTCGCTTGGAGAAAGTCGATCTGTGGGAAATTTCGGTCGTCACGTTTCCGATGCTGCCCGGCGCGCGTGTCGAACACGTGAAGACGCGGCCGTTCACGGCGAGCGTGCCGACGATGCGTGAATTCGAGCGCTGGCTTACGCGGGATGCTGGGCTGACGCGGTTGGAGGCGAGGGCGGTGCTCCGCTCGGGCTTCCACGGTCTCAAGGCTCTGCGGGACGCGAGCCGGACCTTCGACGACGACGCCGTGTTGGCTTCTCGTTTCAGAGATGCCGCGCGGCTGATGCAGGCGACGTAATCTCCCTCTCCATATTCAAGTGCAGAGAATGGGGAGAGGGAAACAACACACGCAATTCGTCATCCTCGACCGAGCGCGCCGAAAGGCGCGTCGAAGGTCGGGGATCCAGCGCAAGACTCGTCGAAGACGCAATATTGAGCCTTCGGCAATTCTAACGCTGGATCCCCGAACGGGCTTGCTACGCGCACCCGTCCGAGGATGACGGTAAGTTTCAACCTCACACAGGACACATCACATGACGGAAACGACCTTCCTCGAAACGAAGGGGGCGGGCGGAGAAACCGCGCGCGCTTTCGAAGAATTCCTCGAAGCCTTCGAAGCCTTCAAGGAAACCAACGATCAGCGCCTCTCGGAGATCGAGCAACGCGGCGCATCGGACGCGCTCGTTGCGGAAAAGCTGGCGCGCATCGAGCGAACGCTCGACACGGCCAAGCACGCTGCCGACAATCTGGCGCTCAAGGCGTCGCGGCCGCAGCTTTCCGGCAGCGGCGCCCCGTCGGCATCGCAACTTGCGCACAAGGCCGCGTTCGACGGATACGTCCGCCGAGGCGATGCTTCGCGCTTGGCACGCATCGAGGAAAAGGCGCTCGCCGTCGGCACGAACTCCGGCGCCGATGGCGGTTATCTCGTTCCGGCCGAGACGGAAGCCGCAGTCAACAGCGCCTTGAAAGCCATCTCGCCGATGCGCGCGATCTCCGGCATCCGCCAGGTCTCGGGCTCGGTCTATAACCGGCCGTTCGCGACAACCGGTGTCGGCACGGGTTGGACCGCGGAGACGGCGTCTCGAACGCAGACGGACACGCCAACGCTTGCAAACCTGCAGGTCCCGACGATGTAACTCTACGCGATGCCGGCGGCGTCGCAT